AACGGATTCAAGAAGGCTTTGATTTCTACAGGAATAGGGGCTTTAGTAGTAGCAGTAGGTCTACTAGTTACCTATTGGGAAGACATCATGGCTCTTGTGGGTGGTGTATCCAAAGAGCAGAAGAAACTCAATGAACAAACTCAGCAGGATCTAGTGATTCAGCAGGAGAAACTTGATGCTATTGATGGGCAAACCAATCAGCTAAAATTACAAGGCAAAACAGAGGCGGAAATCCTTCAGCTAAAGATAGCCCAAACGGATGAGGCTATTCAGGCAGCGGAGATAAACCTTCAAAATGCAGAGGCTACTAAGCAGGCGCAGGTAGAAGCATCAATACGAAATAAGCAAATCCTACAGGGATTGATTGCTGCGGTTTCTGCTCCTATCACAGCCCTACTTGCAGGTATTGATCTAGCAGGAAAGGCACTAGGTCAAAACTTCAATCTAGTAGAAGGCTTTACCGGTGGGATTGCCAATCTAGTTTTTGATCCAAAGGCTACGGCAGAGGCAGGGGATAAGACCATCAAAGAGGCTGAAGCAGCATTGAATGGCTTGAAGGAAAAGAGGGCAGGGTTTGTTTTATCTCAGCAGGCAGAAGAAAAGGCAGCAGGTGAGAAGGCATCCGCAGATCGGGATAAGCAGAACCAAAAAGAACTAGAGGCACAGGCTATTTTAGATGAAGCCAAAACCAAAATGCTTTCTGAACAGAAGCAGCAAGAAGCAGCCATTGAAAAAACCTATGCAGAGAAGCAAAGGAAACTAGATGAAGCAGGCATCAAGGATGATGGAAGCCTAGAGGCAGCCAAGCAGCTAGAACTAAAAGTAGTACGGGATAAATTCCAACAGGAAGAAGCAGAAAAGGAAGCAGATTTTCAGAAGTCTTTGAATGAGATCCGAACGGCTATAAGACTTGAAGGCATCAAGGATGAAAACGAGAAAGCACGGCAGCAGATCCTACTTGACTTTGAAAAGCAAAGAGAAGAAGTCCTAAATAATGAGAAGCTAACAGCAGATCAGAAGATAGCCCTTCAGCTAGAACTAGCACAACAGGAGCAGCAGCAACTTGCAGCCCTTCAATTGACTATTGATCAGCAGAACGCAGAACGGGCTTTGCTTGAATTGGATATGCAGATGAAGGAGGCGGATGCTAGCTTCCAAATTCAGAAGGATTTGATTGATAAAAAAGAAGCGTTATCTCTTGAGCAGTTCCAGAATAAATTGATTAATGAGCAGCAATATAATGAAGCCTTGAAAGGATATTCAGATGCAAGGATTGAGATTGATAAGAAAGAGAATGAAGCCAAGATGCAGAACGCAGCAATGGCAGCAGGTCTACTGAATACAGTCTCTAGCCTAGTAGGAAAGAACACGGCAGCAGGAAAGGCTACGGCAATCGCTGCTACTACTATAGATACCTATCTAGGTGCGCAGAAAGCCTATACATCTCAGCTAATTCCTGGAGATCCTTCCTCTCCTATCCGTGCTGCTATCGCTGCTGCTATTGCCGTGGCAGGTGGTATCAAGAATGTTAGGGAGATTGCAAAAACCAAAGTACCTGGAGGTGGTGCTGCATCTGCTCCTTCAATTAATGCTTCTGCTCCTGCTAGTGTTCCTCAAGTACCTACCATAGGGAACAGCCCGATCACGGCACTAGGTGCAGCAATGACTCCTACCCAACCTTTAAGGGCTTATGTGGTAGAAAGCGAAGTGACAGGATCTCAGAAGAGGGTAGCGGATATTGAACGCAGAGCAGGATTCTAATACTTACAGATATGGAAAAGAAACTACCACTATATGAAATGATGATCGGGGATACTATCGAAGGTGAAGAAGAAGTTGACTTCATTGCCCTAGTAGAATACCCTGCAATTCAGAAAAATTTCCTAGCATTTAAGAACCAAGAAGCCTTTGAAAGCTATGCGGATTATCCGGAAGGAGTTAGAAGCAATGCCAAAAAGGTACTAGAATATACAGAGGAAAATGGATGGGGATCATGTGGTACTCCTGTAGGAAAGCAGAGAGCAAATCAGCTTGCAAATGGTGAGCCTATTTCAGTAGATACAATCAAGCGAATGTATAGCTACTTGAGTAGGCACGAGGTTGATCTTGAATCTTCTGCCTCCTATGGGGATGGTTGCGGTCTTTTGATGTACGATGCATGGGGTGGAAGGGCTGCCCTAGGATGGTCAAGAAATAAGCTACGGGAACTAGGTGAATTAGAAGAACAGGCAAGCGATATGAAGTTCTCTATTCAGGATGAAGAACAGAAGATAGTCACAGGACCTTTGATGATAGCGGATCTTCCGATCTACAGAAGGGATGAAGATGAGGAATACTATGTCTCTTTTTCCGCTGCTGAGATCAAGAAGATAGTGCAGAGATTCTTCAAGAAGGGCTATCAATCCAAGGTAAATGTAGAGCATTCTACCCCTGTAGATGGTGTCTATATGTTTGAATCTTTTATCATTGATCGGGAGAAGGGGATCATGCCTCCAAAGGGCTTTGAAGATGTGTCAAATGGCTCATGGTTCGGTAGCTTCAAAGTTGATAATGAGAAGATCTGGAATGAAGTCAAGGCAGGCACTTTCAAAGGCTTTTCCGTGGAGGGACTTTTCCGCTATGAGAAGACAAACAAGGTAGTGACTCAGGAGGAACAGATAATGCAGCAGATCTTCAAGATTCTCTCCCAAATTGAACACTAAAAACAATTTAATATTTACTTATATGAACGCAAAAGACGCACTAGTAGAAATCAAAAAACTACTTTTCTCAGAAGCAGAAAAGGAAGCAGCCTTCGCATTGGTTGAAGGTAAGCTAGTAGATGGCACAGCGGTTGCCTATGATCTTGAGGCAGGAGATATTTTCGTGATCGGTGAAGATGGGGTTCAGATCCCTGCACCTGTTGGAGAGCATCAACTTGAATCAGGTGAAATCGTAGTAGTCCTTGAAGAGGGTAAAATTGCAGAGGTAAAGCAAGCAGAAGCAAAGATCGAAGTTGAGATTGAAGCATCCGCAGAAGAAGTACCTGCTGAAGAAGAGCCTAAGAAGGATGAAGCAATGGCAAAGGTAGAGCAAGCCATGGGTGACCTTGAAAAAAAGGTAGAAGAATTGACTGCAAAAGTTAAGGCAATGGAAGAGAAAGCAGAAGAGGTAAAAGAAGCGGTAAAAATGTCTGCCGTAGTTCTTGAATCTTTGGCAAAAGAACCAAGTGATAAACCTATCACTAGCCCGAACCAATTTGCTAAGCAATTGAAAGTAGAAAAAGTAGACAGGTACAACAGCCTTCAAAGCGCATTTCAAAAATTAAAACAAAAATAAAATGGCACTAGATTTATCAGCATTAACTAACTATGTAAAGGAGAACGAATTGCAGCTTACTTCTGCTGCTATCTTCTCAGCAAAAACTGCCTCTTTGATCGAGGCTCTTGGCAATGTTCAGGTAGGTATCAAATCCGCTGAAACTATCAACATCATGACTACCGATGCGGTATTCCAAGCAGGTGGAACTTGTGGTTTCAACTCAAGCGGAACTACTACCATCACTCAGAGAACTATCACAGTAGGTAAAATCAAGGTACAGGAAAGCATCTGCCCTAAGGCATTTGAAGCTAAGTACACTCAGAAGGCTTTGCGTGAGGGTTCTACCTATGACTACATGGCTTACGCTCAGGAGTATTCTGCACAGAAGGTAGAAAGAATCGGAGCTGCACTTGAGACTGCTATTTGGCAGGGAGATACAGGAAGCGGTAATGCTCAATTGAACAAGTTTAACGGAATCGGAACTATCATTGATGCTCTTGGCTTCGGTGGTGCAGGTGATCCAATTGCAGGTAACACAGGTGCATTGACTACCTTGACTACTTCAAATGTTATCGCTGCGGTTGATGGTGTATTTGCTGCCCTTCCTGCTGCTTTGCTTGACAAGTCTGATGTAGTTATTTTCTGCGGAAATGATACCTTCAGAGAGTATATCTTGGCTTTGAGAAATGCTAACTTGTTCCACTACCCTGTAGATGCAGCGAACATGGAACTAGTAATTCCTGGTACAAATGTGAAGTTGATTGGTGTTAACGGATTGAACGGAACTGATAAGATGTTCGGTCTTTCTATGGCAAACCTTTACCTAGGTACTGACCTCTTGAATGAGCAGGATCGCTTCGAATTGTTCTACGCTAAAGAGGCAGACGAAATGAGATTCGTAGTAGAATTCAAAATGGGTGTGCAGGTAGCCTTCCCTGACGAAGTAGTATACTTCAAGTTGGCTTCTGCCTAAATAAATAACGGGTAGGGGATTCACTCCTACCCTATTTTAAAACCTTAAAATAAAAAAAATATGGCTTGCGCATTAACTCAGAACTATACCCTTGACTGCAAAGATTCAATTGGCGGTTTGAAGGAAGTATACTTTGCAGCCGTAGAAGATATTGCATCTTGGACAGGATCAGCAGGCACTTACACAGGAGTGACTATGGATTCAGGTAAATACTTTTGGAAGTACGAACTAGTAAAAGAAAGTTCAAACTTTGCAGAGGCTGTCAATACCAATGTTCAGAATGGCACTGTATTCTACGCTCAGACCTTGGAGATCATCCTAAATAAATTGCA